AAATCTTTTATAGCTGAATTCGAAGGTCAAGAATTGTCTGCACCAGAAGCAGTTACAAGGTTATTAAGAATGCAACAAATACTTTGTGGCTGGTTTCCTAGTGAAGAAGGTATAAAACCAATTGATGCTAAAAATCCTAGAATGCAAGCTTTAAAAGACATTCTGAGTGATATAGATGCTAAAGTAATTATATGGGCACGTTTCAAAGCTGATTTAAAAGCCATAGAGAGCGAACTTGGCAGTTTAGCTGTAAGTTACCATGGAGAAGTAAATGCAGACGACAGAGAAGCTGCAGTAAGTGCATTTCAAAATGATCCTAAAATTAAATATTTTATCGGTAATCCACAATCTGGTGGCACAGGTTTAACTTTAACTGCTGCTGATTATGCTATTTATTATTCTAATAGTTTTGATTTAGAACAAAGAATGCAATCCGAAGATCGTTGCCATAGAATAGGAACAAAAAATAATATTACTTATATCGACATAGAAGCTAGAAAAACTGTCGACAGTAAAATTATACAAGCTCTTAGAGAAAAGAAAAATATCGCAGATGTAATAACAAAAGATCCAATGTCTTTATTTATACAGGAGAGTAATAATGAGTGAAAAAAATTTTTGGATATTGTTAAGAAATAAACTCCCAATAAAAATGTATCGAGTAGAAAATAAAGTAATGAAAGGCATGCCAGACATAGTTTATATAAAAGATGGTAAAACAGGATGGATAGAACTAAAATACATTCATTATTTACCAAAGAAACGTGTTTCTACAGGACTAAAACTAAATCAATCTCTCTGGGCAAAAGACTATGTTTCTAGAGGTGGTAAAAGTTGGATAATGATAAGAATACAAAGGTCACATACAATATTAGTAAAAGGTGAGCATTCTAATTTTATTTACAAAAGACCTAATTTAAAAGAAATACTTCATATTTCTTCTTGGTATAAAATAGGAAATATGGAGGACAAAGATTGGGATGAGTTAGCTTCCATTCTTACCATTCCTTGATTTTACATAAGCAGTAGATCCCATAAACCCAACAACAATAGTTGCTTGAGCGACTAAAAATGTATTTAAAAATCCACTTATCGGTGCCATTCTTATAATGCTAACAAAGTCAGTAAGTAAAATGAAAATAATAACAATAGAAGATAACATAGACACCCATGCCATCATTCTTTGTTGATCCATCTGTCTATCTAAATTTTCGTGCATAGCTCTTTGATGTTCAAGTTCTTCCATCTTTTTAGCCATAGCCATTTCACCATCAGTTATAACACCATCCCCATCTAAATCAGCGACCTCCCAAGTAGATCCTTTTTGTAATTTTTTCTGTACCATTTTACCTCCTATTTAATAAATAACCACTTTGGTGGAAATGCAACAGCCCAATAATAAGCCATAAGAACCATAAAAATAAATATTAAATCTTTAACTTCCATTCTGTACCTGCTTGTGCTATTTGTGCAAAAGAAACAACAGCAAATAAAACACTAAAAATTAAAATTAAAATACAAATACCTAAAGCGAAATATCCTGCAACTTCCATAATTTCTTCTTGCTGCTTCTTTTTTTCTAATCTTCGTTTTTTCTCTGCTGCTTTTGCTTCGTCTATTCTCTTTTTTCTTTCAGCTAATATTCCTGCCCAAGTTCCATGACCAAATCTTTGATCAACCATAACAGAAACTTCATACAATCTTTCAGCTGCCAATTTTGCATCGATGACTTCTGAAGCAACTGATTTAACACCAAACTGCTCAGCAATGCTCATGCCGTCTTTTTTACTTCTTTTTTTGTTTATTTGACTTTGAGCTTCAAATAAATTTTCAATCTCTGCAGATATTTCTCGAATATCTTTACAAGTATTAATATTAGATTTTATAAAATCTACGCTCTTTTGAAAAAGAGCAATCCCTGTAAGAACTTCTGCAAACATATCATTTAGCTGAACTTATGATTTTTTCTTTTGTATTGGGAGTAATTGTTTGTATTATTGCATCTAGAGCACCTGCACCTGCATCAGAATATGGCTCTACTGCTCTTTCTGTTAACAAACTTCTAGGCTGAGTAGATGAAATTATTTGTATTGCATTAGAAAATAATCTATAGACTGCATCAACATTTGTTTCATTTGTTAAAGCTCTTCTTAAAACTTCAGGATCTGTTTCTACAACAAACTCTCCTATTTTTTTCAGTTGATCATTTGTAAATGGTATATCATCACTTCCAAACATTCTTTGCAAAAGACTTTTAGTTGCACCTAAATCAGTTCCACCTGAAGAAATTACTCTTGCAATATTTGCTGCATCTTGACCAACTGTTCCTACTCTTCCAGATCCTGCTAACATTTCAGCAGTTTTTGGACCTTGAAAAATTTTACTTTCTGCAAATATAGTGCTTTTGGCTTGATTTATTTTTTCTAAAATATCATCTAATTTTTCTCCTGGATAAAGAATTTCTAATATCTCTCTTTCATTTTTATTAAATCCCTCTTTAGCAGAATCACCTAATTTGTTTATCATTCCTGCTGAAGATCTACCAGCACCTTTAAATTTAAATGCTTTTGATAAACCTGCACGCAATGCTTCTATTGCCATTTCATCACCAGATTCTAATAAGTCATTAAACATAACAGCAACTTCTTCTGGATCTTTACTTAAAATTTTCTGACCTTCTTTGAATTTTTCTATAGAATTTGAAATAGTTGCCCAGTTTTTCCTTGTATTTTGTAATTCAGGTGAAATATCATCTAAAACTTTTTTTATTTCACTTTCATAACCACCTAGTGTGTTTTTTAAATTTCCTTTGCCTGATCTGTCTGCTGCATTTTTTGCATCCATAAAAGCTCTTTTAACAATTTCACCTTCTTCCAAAGTAAGAGATCTTTTTAACTCTAATTCACCTTTTTTATTAACTTTAAAAATTGTATCGAAACCATTTTCTTGCATATAATTATTTATTCTTGCTCTTTGATTTCTGCTTTTTTGTGCTATACTTAAAACTATATTATCTATTTCAGGATGGAATTTGTCTTTTGTAGCATCAAATATTTCTTTATAAGCATCACTTTCAGCCTTTTTTAATTTAGCTGAGTTATTACTAAAAGTTGCAAAAATATTTCCACCTTGTGAAGATGGTGCAAGATCTTCTTGTAAACTGCTGTAAACATTTTTAATAAAATCTGCTCTTCGTTCATCTAAAGTTTCTCTTATAATTGGAGTTCCTGGACCACCTTTTACTGAAAATTGACCAACTACTTTTGCTGCTTCTGGAGACATTTCAGGAAAAATTTTGCCTTTAGAAGCTTGTTCTAAAAATTCATCCACAGTTAAACCAGAATCATCAATCATCCTTAAAATTTCATCTTCTACTTTTGCTGCAGTTTTTCCAGTAAATAATCTTCTTGCTTTATCAAAATATGGTGAAATTAATGCAGCACCAGCCTGACCAAGTTTATTAAATAAAGGATTAGTAATAGCACCAGTTATAGCTGCAACTGGGGTTTGTTTTAATCTTTCTCCTACATCTCCTTCAGCACCACCTGCAGCATAAAGACCACTCATAACAGCACCTTGCCCAGCTAATCTTCCCACAGTCGGTTTTAAACCAACTAAACTTGCACCTCCAGTAAAAGGAGCAAGAGCAACTGATGCAACTGCTGGAAGTGCAGCACCACCTAATTCATATTTTAAACTTCCCTTTTTTGCTCTGGCTTCTTCTAGTTCTTTTCTTTCATCTTTTATTGCTTCTTCATAAGTTACATTAGGACTTAATGCTTTTATTCCTGCAATAATTTCATCAGAAAAATTAAACAATAAACCTTGTGCTGATAAACGACCTCTATCAGCCATTGTTAATCCTGATTCTGGATCAACATCTTCATTTATTGCAATGTTATTATCTTTTCGTAATTGGTCTAATAATTTTTGTTTTTCTTCTTCTTCGCTCATTGCTCAGCACCTCTTCTTTTCAACTCTTCACCTATAGCTTTTAATTGGTCTATCGAGTATAAATTAGAAGCATTAGGATTAGATAATAAAGACTTTAAATCGTTCACAGTATAAGATGTTAAATTTTCTTTAAATTCTTCGAAAGTAATATCACCTATATCATTTTGTCCTCTTTTGAAATTATAAAAACCTTGAGCATCTAATTTTAATCCTTTATTTACATCTCCATCTTCATAAACATAAGGTAAGTTAGAACCAAAAAGTCCAGGATATGCTTCTCCTGCACCTCTTAGCATGTCTTCCATAACTTGTGCTCTTAAAATTCTTTTGTTTTTTATAGTTTGCTCACTATCTCCTATTTTTGGAAAATATTGATCTAAACCATCAGCATATTCTTGTGAGCTAATTGCAGCACCAGATTCTAATCTTAAAATTGCAGCAATCCAATTTCTAGATGCAGAATAAAATTGTTGACCTTCTGAAGTAACACCAATATTTCCAAAACCAACTTTATCAGCAGCCAAATCTCTTAAATTTAATCTATAACCATCAGCTTCTAAATTTCTTAAAATTCCTTCATTAATCATCATTCTATTGAAAAAACCTGCAGCTTTTGTTTGTGCTGGTTTATACTCTTTTTTATTTTCATCTATAATTTCATTCTCAGTAACATTAGATGGAATTTCTAATCCTGTTTCAAATAAATTAATTCCAGGAATTTTAGTATTTCTAATAACACCATCTGGTCCGCTGATAGGAACTGTTTTTGTAGCAGTAAGTTTTTGCCAATAAGCAGAATATGTAGCTATTTCTCCTGGACTTGCAGTGCCAGCTTTAATTTTTGGACTTATCTCTGTTAAATAACTCATAAGCCTTTCTGTTTGTGATCCTCCTGCTTTAGATGTTTTTAAAGCTTTTGCCCAATCTATTGCAGCATTTTGTTTTGCTCTTTTATTCTCTAATAAATATTTGACTGGATCCATTAAACCTTCTGAGATAGAACCTATAAGTGTAGATCCTGGTTGGTTTGCAGCTCTTCCCATTCCTGTAAAAAACAAAAGACTTGCTAAAGCAGGGTCAAATTCTGGAGTAAGCTGGTCAGCTATTCTTATTGCTTGTGATGCGATAGGATCTAAAGTTGGATCATCTACTTTAGGTAAATTATCAAAATTAGTTTCTACCATATTATTATCTCCTTGTATCTCAACATTCGAATCTGGTCCAAAATCTAAACCATATAAGCTTGCATATCTTCTAGCATGACCATATCTTTGACTTCTAACATTTTGTGCTGGGAAAATATAATTATTTGTAATTGCTGCTGTTGCTTCATCTATTGTTGCATCTCTATCTGTTAAAACCTCATAAACCTCAGGATAATTTTCTTTTACATCTTTTAAAAAATATGCTAATTGACCATCTGCTGAATTTCTTCCTAAACCTTCCGAATCCAAAAAACTAAATAATTTATTTTTTCTAGGATCAGGAGCAGACATTCCTCTCCCCTGAGGAACATTCCTATATTGAAATAATCCCCAAGCACCTTCTTCTTCATTTTCAATTCCAGGATTAAATCCAGACTCTGCAAAAATAGTTCCCATAATTGCAGCTTTAGCCTGATCAGTCCATGGCTGGCTATCAAGGATAGAAAATATAGCATCTGTATTTTCATTTTTCATTTATTACCTTCTTTGAGATAATGCATAGGCACTTCCTAGACCTCCTAAAGCAGATAAAGTTTGTGCATAAACACTAGGAACAGGTGTTTGAGTTGTTGAATAACCTTGAGTAAAACCTCTTGTGTCATAAGGGACTCCTTGCAACAGACCTAAAATATAATTTAAATCTTCCATAGGCTGTGCTCTTTGGTCTAAATAGTCTTGATATGCTTGATCCACACCTCTTTGGTCTAATGCTCTTTCTGCTTCACCTACTGTTATTAAACCTTGTGCAACTGCATTTTTTAAATTTTCTTGAGTTGTTGCTGCATCTTGTATAGCTTGTATTCTTTTTAATCTAGATGCTTCGTCAGTTTCATATGCTGATCTTAATGCAGCATCTGCATCAAATCTTGCTTGCCTGTCTTTATCAAATCTGCCTGCAGCAAAACCTAATGCATCAGCACCTGCTTTAGCTAATAAATCAGCTTCTGATTGTATTCCTTCTGAACCTAAAGTTGCTTCCATTAAACCTAATCTTGATCCACCGAATGCACCTGCCCTTGCTGCTTTATCTCTTGCTGCTTGCTGACCTAATGCAGTCTGTTCTTGTATTTGTCTTATTGCTGGATCCATTGCAGCTGTATAAGTGTCTAGATAAGGTGTTAAATCAGCTTCACTAAAAGCATCACCTTCTAAATAATCTCTTAAAAACGCATCAGTTGTCATACCTGCTTCTAATGCATCAGCTTCCATTCCTGGTGCATATCCTTTACCTAAACCAGTTAACAAACCATCAGCATCAGTAATTTGACCCATCAAAGTTGAATAATCACCTTTAGTGTCCATCAAGATTTTATAAGCTTCTTGTTCAGCAGGTGACATTTTAGAACCGATTATATTGCCAGTAACAGGATCAACTATTCTTGCTGCTCCTGAACCACCTTCAATTACATCATAAGCTATATTTCTAGGAGGAGCAGCTTCTGGCTTCAAATCGCTTTCTATAAGATTCATGCCTTGTTCAACAATCTGTTGACCAGCATCAGACATCCATGATGGTATCTCTGTTCCAGTTACAGTTTCATTATAACTCGGTAAAGTTGTAAATTGTGGATCGAATATTGACATTTCTTACCTCATTCCACCTAATGCACCCATTTGCTCTCTAGGCATTTGTTGACTTTGACCTGCAACTTGCTCTATTAACCTTCTTAATTCAGGAAGTAATTTCATTAATACTCTAGCAACTTCTGGAGTAATTGCAGAATCTAGCGACCTTAATTCTTCAGGTGACATGTTTGTAAGTCTAGACATTAAAACTGCAGATATTTCGTCTGAAGGTTGCATTAATCTTGCTTTTGCTTCTTCAGGCATATTATTAGCTTGCATTTCTCTTTCAGGCATTTGTCTATCTGGCATATTAGCCATAGCACCTTTTTCCATCATTTCAGCCATTATTTTTCTCCTTATAAAGTACAGACCAGTCTGTTGATTTCTTAAAAGTACCTAAAAGCCAACAGACAGGCTCTCCGATACGACGATATATTTTGCCTAAATAATCTGGCTTTTCTCTTTTACCATATATATAAGCGATTTCATTTGCTCTATGTGTTGCAATATGTTTCCAAAATTTTACCATCCTACCTTTGCGCATTTGTTTAACAACCCAAACTGCCCAGAGATGATATCCATTAACATGTGTTGGTGTTAAATAATCTCTTGTAAATTTATAATCCATAAGAACTTGTTCTTTGGTCAATAATCCTTGTTTATGCAATTCGTTACATATAACTCTGCCACCTAATGCTCCACCAACAAATCCTGCAATTGCTCCACCAACTGGACCTAAAACTGGTGTAAAAATAGCTCTGGCAGTATGAGATGCGAGAGCACTTGCTCCTGCTTTTCTTGCAGCACTGGCAGGATCTTCACCTGCAACTAATTGTAAAGCAAAGTTGCCTACAGCTGCACCACCTGCCCTAGCTATTTGTGTTTTGTCAGTAAAAATATCTCCCACTCCTACACCTTCTTGTTGTAAAATATTTGCTCCTGGTCTTGCTCCTTCTGGGAATACACCACCTTTAGCAAAAACTTCTTTACCAGTTTGTGGATCAAACATTTGATCTGGTGCAAAATTTAAAGCACCTTTTTTTCCGAAAGGTAAAATGGATCTAAATGCATCTGTTCCTGTAACACCTTCACCAAACATACTTGCACCAATTGCAGCACCAACTGGAGCACCTATTGACCCACCTAAAAAACTAGCATTTGCTGATATTAGTTCACTAGGTGACATCATGCCTTCTGGCTGACCATATTGATCGATATACTTTTCGTATCTATCCATCATTTCTTCATCCATAGGATCTTTTTTATCATATGCTTTTTCACCAGTTTGTACTTTTTTAACCCACTCAAACATTGGCAGAACATAAGTGCCATATGAAAATTGTAAATTTTTCATATCAAAGTCTGGTGTTTGACTTTCTAAACTATATATAGGAAAAGTTTCTTGCTCTTCCTCTTCTTCAGTTTTCTGGTCGTCAGTTGTTTGATCATGATCTGGCATTTTAACTTACCTCCAATAAGCTTGCTACAACATGCAACCTATTCGCATTACCTGCTGTAACTTTTAAAATTTCTGAAGCTTCCAAAATTAATGGTGCTGTTAATAATTCTTTTGTTTCTTTTGCTGATATCGATTTGTCCTTAAATAAACTAAATACAGCAGACGATGCGTTTGTCAAAGTTAAAGTTATTGTAGATGAAGCATTTGAATCCTCACTTACTATTATAGACTTTATTATACTAATTGTAGCTGCAGGACAAGTATAAAGAGTTGTTACGTCTGTAGTTGTTAAATCTAATTTTGCATTTTTATAATTATTTGGCATATTTTTAACTAGGTTTTGTTGGCCAAGTTGGGTTATCTACATCACCAGATGTTATATCCCTCAAGGCTTGTCTATATGTTCTCCAACTTGTTGCATCTTGATTATTATCTATTTTTTTATTAATTTGCCAGTCGGCTTCTTCTAAAAGTTCTTTTCTTTGATTTCGTAATTTTCTTTTTTTCTTTTCTGGTGCATCAGCAATTTTTGCTTCAATCATCTTATTATAAGCATCAAGTTCAGCACCTTCTAATTTTATACTTTCACCATTTACATTTTTATATATATCAACCATTTTTATCCTACATAAATGCCATAAAGATACATTGTGCCTGATGAAATATTTCCACTATCAAAAGCTATATTTATATCTGTGACTAGCGTTGATCCAAAATTTCCACGAAAACTACTTATATACCTGTTTACTGAATAACCATCATCAGATTGATAAGCACAATGGTCTATATGACCATTCACATATCTACTTGAATCTTGCGTATGATAAAGACGAACTAATCCTGTATATCCTTCAGCACTAGTATTTCCTACATCAAATTCATCTTTGCCACTAATTTTCCATCTACCTTGAGAAGAAATTCCACCTGTTCCAGAAGCAAGCACTTGATAATCAGTTTGTGACGCATCACTACCACTAGATCCTGAAAAACTATTATAATACCCATAATATTGCGTAATTTCAGAGCCACCATTACCACAGTTTAATAACAAATCTACACCATTAGTTACAGGAACAATGTTTTCTAAAAAAATTTCATAAATTTTATAAGAAGTTGACATATAACCATTAAGGCTTAAACTCGATTGATTGCTTGCTGAAATAGATGCAAGATGGTTTCGATATTGTCCAGTATATTGTGCTTTTAATCTAAATTTATCTATTTCTGCACATTTGTAAAAAGTTCCATTTGTAGCTGAATACATAGCTATTTTACCATCTTCAGTGCCATCAGTTACATCATGAGCTTGACCAACAAGAGCTGCATATTTAAAATCTTCATCAGCACTATTTTTCCCATAAAAATCTATACCACCCAAATAATCTTGAGAAACAGGAGATGAACTATTCCTGTTGAGCCTAAGTGTTGGTGATTGACCAGTTCCAGTATTTTCTGAAGTTAATTGAAGTATATTAGCAGTGCTTGTAGAGGTTACATTAACTTTACCTGTTCCATTAGGAGTTAAATTTATATCTCCATTAGTGTCAGTAGAAATAATGGTGTTACCATCTATATTAACATTATCAACACTAAGAGCAGTTAAAGTTCCTAAAGAGGTTACATTTGTTTGGGCTGCTGTTTGTAAAGTTCCTGTTAAATTACCAGAAAATCCAGTAGCAGTTACTGTGCCTGTGCTTGGATTGTAAGTCAGATTACCATCCATTTCTAAGCCAACATTTCCTGTAGTAGAAGTGGCATCTTCTACAAAAGTAATTAAATTTTCTTCATTTGTATTTTCATTATCAGTAACTAAAACATGAGAGGAATTAGTTGCATTAGTAACAGTAACTCCTGCAATTACAGTATTAAGAGCAGTTCCATCAACAGTTATTGAATCAGCTTCTAATGTACCATGAAAGTAACCATCTTTAAATTGATAAGAAGCAGAACCTAAATCAATATCATCATCAGCAATAGGAATAATGCCACCATCAATAATCTTTAATTGATCTGCACCTGATGCTCTAAAAATAATTTCATTATCAGTTGCAAAATCAATATCATTGTCAGCATCTCTACCAACAACTAAACTTGTATTTAATAAAGATGTAATAACTGTAACAGCACCTGAACCTATCGCACCTATATCTGATAACACTTCTGCTGTTGATCTAGATTCTAATCCATTTGCTGTAAACCTAGCATACTCATCATCAGCAACAGATGAACTATCTATTTTTACAGCATTAGTATTAGATATGCCAAAAGTGAGTGATGCTTGAGCACCTATGTCAGAAAGAACTTGGCTTGCATCTCGACCTTCTACAGATGTACCATCTATTTTTAAAAAATCATTATCTGCAACACCAGAGGTAAACACTGGAACATTAGTGTTAGATATGCCCACAGTTTTTGTGGCTGCATCTCCTAAACCTAAATTACCTCTAGATGTAGAAGCTGATGCAACATCACTTAGATTATTAGATGCTAATAAATCACCACCACCACCTCCTCCTCCACCAGAAGTAGCTTCCTGTATGTTAGGAGTTAAAAACCAACTTACAGCTTCGGATTGTTCTGTTGCAACTTGTAATATATTACTTTGTGCAAAATATTGTGCTCTATTATTTAATTCATTAATATTGTTTAATCTTCTTAAATAACTTTTTTGTGAAGATGAAAAGTCACCTGATGGATCAGGTAATCTAGGTAATGATAGTGGAGCACCTTCGGTCATCTAATACCATCCTGTTTAGTGTTAATTCTAAAAGTTCCTGTAGACCATTGATCTTCAGAACCATTACTTTGTATTTTCAATGAAACCTGTCTACCTCTAATCCTAGTGCTTACTTTATCAATAGATGTAAAATCACTTGTATTGCTGTAGCTTACATTTAGTGGACCTTTTAAAGATATATCACCTGTTTTAACTCCATTTGGAGTAGGTAAAGAAAAAGGATATTTACTTGCTTTTAAATATAAATCTAAAGATGTGTTTTCACTTATACGAACATCAGGAATAATACGATCTATTAATTGCATCTCATTACCATTAGCAGTAAGCTCTTGTGGAGAGCTTTCTATATAACAATTCATAGGATCACCATTGTCAGTAGTGCCAGTTTCATGATTATATAATACTCCATCTGACTCAAAAGCAAAAGGTTTATCTCTTGCACCAAAACTATCTAGCCAACAACTTCTTCCCATGTTGCCTAATGTCCAAACATTTTGTTCATAGTTATAAGTAACATAATTATTATTTTCTGGATTCGCTACATCTGTAAGTTCAGTAACAGCAGTAATAGGAGTTTTTATTTGAAACCAACCTGTTGTCGATTGTTCAAGAAAATCAGTTAAAACAGTTTTCATAAAATCACTGTAAGCTTGTTTCCAAATAAATTTCCAGTTTGTTGTTGATTGAATTATATTTTCTGTTTGAGTGTTATAGTCCATTGGATCTATTTCCACTTCTATTACTTGTGTTAGTAAAGTATAAGCTGCATTACCAGTTAATTTATATTCAGTTTTTGTAACAATTGCTCTTGCACCAATTGTATTTCTAGAAAAAGAAGAAAAAATACTTGTACCAATATCATCTGTAGAAATCCAAACTTGGTCACCAACTTGAAAGCTATCAGTTCCTGGAAATGGCCAAACAATACCACAATCTTTTTTCTCTAATAAATTTACATTGCCTGATGCATTTGGATCTATAAATTGCGAACCACCTAAAGTAATAGAAAATTTTCTATTTTTACTTGGATAATACCAAGAAACTTCTTTGTATTTTTTATTATGTCCTGCTACAACTTTATCTTTATATTGAGAATATATCCTATTAAAAACATATTGTTGGACTGGGCAAGGGATTTCTTTAACTGCACCATCATATATGTAAAAATTTTGCTCACCCATCCAATACACACTACCATCAACATTTATCATGGCATTTAAACCTGCTGAAGCAGATCCTACAGATAATAACCTAAAACTAAATACAAAATCACCACCGACAAAAGTCATGCCATAAATAGCTTCATCTGTTGATATTAAAGTTTCTTCTCTAGTGCTAATCATAGATATAATTTTAGAACCAATTTGTAATCTTTGATCACCTGCTGTGTTAGTAGCAGTTGGTGTCCATACAGCATAATCTTCTTGGTTTGACCATCTAACTAACATTTCATCAGTTGCACCACCTGCTAATGGAGTTGCACCACCACAAACATAATGCCTATCTGGAAACGATACAGTTGTAACTCTTGCTTTTGCAGGTACACCATCAGCACCACCTAAAGATGAAATTAATGCAGCTCTTGTTGCAGGACCAACAGATGTATCCCAATAATATAAAGCATAATTACGAACTCCTGCTAATACATCTTCACCCCAAAGATTAATATGCCAACTTGAATTTTCTAAAACAACACTTGTTGTGCTTACAGGAGCAGGATCTCCCCAACCATCATTACCCCAACCATCAATACCCCAACCCAATGCAGGAGCTGCACTTGCAGTACCTAAACCTGCATCTTTACCTATTAAATATTTCACATCTAGAGATGTACCACCACCAGAAGTTACTGTACTAGTAGCTGCACTATCTACTGTAATTGTATACGAATTAGCATCAACAAGTGTAATTTGATATCCTGACATTCTATTTAAATCATCAGCTGCAATACCACCTGTTGCAGTAGCACTTTCTATTACAACAAAATCACCAGTTTTTGCACCATGCGAACTATCTGTAATAGTTACAGTTGTACTGCCATCAGTTGTAGCTAGTGGATTAGTTAAATTATTTGTAGTTTTTCTTAATGGTGTAATATCATAAATTGCACTATCTTGTATTATGTAAAGATGACTGCTTGTGCCTAAAACAATTCTGTCTTTACTATCTGACAAAGCTCTCCAAAAAAGCATTTTTCTTCCAATACCTTTTGGATTTTCTGCAATATCACTTGGTGTTCCATCTACTTTTCTTCCAACTAAATCATTCTTTTCCCAACCACCAATTTTTGCAGGATAACCATCTTCAAATCGTACAAGATTACCATCTACCCAGAAAGGTCCATTTTTTCCTGCTGTGTATTCTGAAATATCTTTTACGATACCTGCATTAAATTGTAGTAGTTGTAATGGCATACTAAATTATCAATTCAAAATGAGGACCATCAATAAATGGTCGTTTTCCTTCGCTACGTCTTAAATCAATATAACTATTCA